ATGGGATCAGTGTAAAGAATGTGGAGTAAATTGGGGTGACGAAAGTTGCAAAATATAAAAACAAAACAAAACAAATATATGAATACCAAAAAACAAATCAAATCAAAATGGAAAAGAAAAAATATTCTTTTAGAAAACCAGGAGATACCTATTTTAGTTTTAAGGAAACAAAAGGAGATCTTGAAATCTTTAAAAATACAGTGATGTATGAAAAAGAAGCAGAAGGTGGTGGAGTAACTGGGGCATCATCAGAAATGTTATTATTTAAATTAGATAAAGAGATCTATGAAGCTCTAAAAAATTGGATTCCAAGAAAAGAATCTAAAATTGATTACAAAGATAGATGTTATATTGATAAAAGAAGAATTCTTCGTCAATTATCTGTAAAAGATGAAATTGAAAATTATGTTGATATAGTCGCAGATGATGTATATGACTCTTTAAGACAAAATTTTATATTTACTGTAAATGAAAAAGATAGAGAATTTATCAAAAATATAATAGATATAGAAGATATTTATTTTTGGCAACAAATTAGAACATTATTAATAGACGGATTTTTATGTTACGAAATTATATTCGCGAAAGAAAAACCATTTGCATTAAATCCTATAGATCCAACTACTTTGATAGTATCACCAACTGAAGATGGAAAAGTAGAATGGATACAATATCCAGATAATGATAAACTTAAAAGAGTTTTATTCAATGATCAGATTATTTATATGTCTTATTCATATGGTAATGATTATTTCCACACATCTTACGTGGAGCAGTTAAAGGAATCTTATGAAAGATTAAAAGTAGCTGAAAGCTCATTATTTTATAACGCTTCAGGTCCAAAATTGACAATTAAGGATGTTAAATGGTTATCTAAGTGTTTAGATAGAGCATCAAGAATACCCGAAATGAAATTAAATTACGGAGAATCTGATGATCCGAGATATAATCATTTCATTCGAAGAATAGTGAATATATTTAAAAAAGATATGTTAGAAAAAATACTTAAATTAAAATGAACTATAAAAAGATAAAATCACCAACACCCATGTCAGGTTTTTATGTCGCCTACTGGGGAAGTACAATGAACGAACATAAAGGAATCTACGGTATATCACATATCATGGAACACCTTGTCTGTAAAGGTATAGACAGTCTAATGGAAGATTTCGAAAGCGAAGCAATCCATTGGAATGCCTATACCTCCGACAAGGAGATAGTTTTTTATATGACTGGTATGGATAAGAAAGTAAAACGTTGGAAACAAAAGTTTTACGAACATATACAAAATTTTAATATTACAGAAGAGCAATTTCAAAACGAAAAAAGGATAGTTATAGAAGAATATAAAGATTCTTTTAATAAACAATCTGAAGCACACGGACAAAATCTATTTAGAAAACTCTTTGATTATTATGAAGCCATTGGATTACTTGAGGACCTTGAAGGACTTACTTTAAAAGACTGTCAAGACTTCTTTGAATTGCAGTATAGAAAACCAACTATGATTGTTGATATATCTAAGAGCACTGATAAAAAAACAGAAGAATTCTTTTCTAATGTTGAATTTGATGATAGAACATACGACGATAAAAGGATAGAAATGAATATTAATGAAAATTTCATTTATGAAAAGGGAAATAAATATAAGGATAAAACATCTATTCTAAATATATCTCCTGTAATACACGAAGATTTTCCACAAATAGAATTTATAACTAGAATGCTTGGTGGTGGTCTTAAATCTCCAATCTATCAGGAAGTTAGAGAAAGATATGGATTGGTTTATTATTTTCATTGTTTTAAGCGAGACCTAACAAATAATTCTTCAATAGTTTGTCTAGAAACTGAAACTTCTAATAAAAATGTAGATAAAATACAAGAGGTAGTAGCAAATATAATAGATAATCCTGATAAATATTTAACTAAGAAAAGGTTTAATATTATTAAAAAATATTATAAGAACAAATTTGAAAAAGAAAATATCATGTTGCATAATAACGGATATAAGTTTATCGAACAAGATCAATTTTCACTAGAGAAAATTCTTAAAACTTTAACTTACGAAGATATTAGAACTGTATATGATAAATATTTTCATTTCGCAAATTTCTACCAATCAACAGATAAAAAAGAATTTAAAGATAAATAAATATGAAAATAAAAAAATTAACAGAATATTTAGATGGTGGAACCTACGAGATATTTATGGACAATGATGAATCCTATAGTATAGATGATAGAATACAAACAAAAACTCCTAACAAGATATATAAGGGTTATCCTGAAAAAGATAACTCTAATCTCGTTGAAAATCAACAAGAAATTAAGAATATTTTGTTAAAATGTCTGGATGAGTATGAATTTAAACCAACAGAAACTTGGGATTTTGATTACGCTCCACACATTAAAAAAACATTAATGAAATCATGAGTAAAATAATATTTTTAGACGCCGTAATTTTTATATATACTAATAAAAAATTTATATGAAAATTAAAGACAAAAATATAGTATTAGAACTTTACAATCAAAATTTATCTCAACATAAAATAGCTGAAATTTTAAAAGTAACTCAAGGTAGAATATCAAAAATAATAAATGAATTTGGTCTAAAAAGAGATAAAAGTGTATTAAGATTAAATAAATTGAATATTGATATCGATTATTTTAAAAATATAGATAGCAACGAAAAGGCATATTGGTTAGGATTTATTTGTGCTGACGGGAACGTAAATAAAAATAATAATAAAATGACTTTGACATCAAAAGATTTGGAAGTTATAGAAAAATTTAAAAAAAGTGTGAAATCTGATCATCAAATAAGTTATTATGAATATATAGATAAAAGAACTAATAAAATATATGTAAGATATACTATACAAGTATGTACAAAACCATTTACTACTAACATAATAAATCTAGGTATAACCAAAGATAAAACAAATAAATTGTTATTTCCAAATATAGATGAAAAATATTATTCTTATTTTATAGCTGGAATGTTTGATGGAGATGGAACTATTTGTAATAGAAGAAAAAATGATCAATTATTAATTAGTTTAATATCTACTATGGAGATTATAAATTTCATACAAGATTATCTTAATAAAAATTTCAACATAAATGAAACAAAAACACAAAGAGTGACTAAAAATAATGAAAAGAATGTTCATAAAATGTGTCTCTATAATAGAAGGGATGTTTTAGAATTCTTGAAATTTATATACAAACCAGATATGAAGGAAATATATTTACAAAGAAAATATAGAATATACAAAAACGAATTAGAAAAATTATGAACGAAAAAATTATTTTTTTGGATATTGATGGAACAATCATAAAACATCACGGCGGATCTTCATCTAATATACACGAACACGAAACAGTAGTACTTCCTGACATCAAAAAGAAACTAGACGAATGGGAAGTAAAAGGATACCAAATCGTTATAACCACAGGAAGAAAAGAATCTTTTAGGAAATTTACTGAGGATCAGTTGTTTAAAGCTGGTATAGCTTACGATCAGTTGGTTATGGGGTTAGGTAATGGTGAGAGAGTAGTTATTAATGATAAGAAGCCGAATGGAACAATAACAGCTAGGGCTATATGTATAGAAAGAAATGAAGGAATAGGAGGAATTGAATTATGAACTTTATACCAAATCCAAAAACACGTTGGACTAAACCAGTAATAGAAAAACCAGATAGTTGTGGATCAGTGAGTTATGGCCCATCTAGTTCTTGTTATCCGTCTTGTACAGGATATGCTACTGTAACTGGTAGTTATAACACAATATACGATTCAACATTACAAAGTTCGAGTTATGTTATTCGTAGTGGCACAGGAACTTATATATCTTCATCTAAACCAGTTAATGAAACTTATACTGGTTGGTGTGGCGAGCAAAAAGAAACAAGAAGAATTTATAGTGATATAGATCCTTACGGTGAAGAAAATTGGGAGGAATAAATATGACAGGTAAAAAAGGAAATATAGAACCAGGTTACGTATATCTGTACATTAATCATGTACAAACGACGCCTGTAATTGTGGAAGGAAATTTTGCACCAAGAATGCTTCTTAAAAGTAGATACAGTGTGGTAGTTTCAAATGAAGGATTTTTTCAGAAAATTTCTTCTAAAGTTAAAAAAGAAATCAATAGGATTTACAGCGATCTAGATCCTTACGGTGAAGAAGATTGGGAGGAATAAATATGTATTTATTTTTAGATAAAGAAAAAATTACTCAAAACTGGGTAGATCCAAATATGAAGCATCACACTATAAGTGACGCATCAAAAATGGAATGGATGAGAGCTTACGCTGAAGCTCATCTTGAATTAAGAGAATATCAAAAAGATATATTAAATAGTTATTATAAAAAAGAATCTAAGAGGATTTATAGTGATATAGATCCTTACGGAGAAGAAAATTGGGAGGAATAAATTATGGGAAGACCTATAGTAATAAATTTACAATCAAATATTCGTGACAATAATTTTAATAGAATATTAAGACAACAGATGAATTATTTTCATCTTAAAGAAGTAGTTGGTGGAATTGATGGAATCATGTGGGTACATATTGGTCATGTTGATTATCATGATATAATAGAAAAAAATGAAGGAGTATTAGACGAAGTTAAAAATTGGATAAGATTTTTAGGATTTTCTAGAATAGATGGATGTCCAATGTTTCAAATTCCAACAAATTCTTTAGACGCAAATATTCCAATAATAGATATATTTAGAAATAACGGAATATACACATTATCTAATCAAGGTGACGCTGTTAATTTTTTTCTAGATCCTAACATTATTATTCATTTAGTTTCTATGATAGAAGATCATTTGCCATCGTTTGCTGGATTTTCAAAAGGAAAACAAATATTCAGTGAGGCAGATCCTTACGGAGAAGAAGCATGGGAGGACAATTAATATGGGACTAGCACATTTTGGAGGGAAGTGGGATATACCCACACCTGTAAGTAAACAAGAAACTTTATTTACAGAGGCTGAAATGATAGAATATGGTATTCAATCAGTTCAAACAATTAGTGAAGCTACTTGGGCACCAAGATTATTAATTACACTTACTGATGGAAGACAGATAAGTTCTGCTATGAAAAGAGAAATGATAGAAGATTTAAAGTTTTATGGAATAGACGTCACTTCATCTGTGAAAAATATGATAAAAAAAGAAATAGAACATTACGGTGTTCCACAAAAAAGAGAAATCAAGAGGGTTTATAGTGATGTAGATCCTTACGGCGAAGAAGATTGGGAGAAATAAATTATGCCATTAGCACATTTTACAAATATACAGGCGTCTAGATGGGGAGGCGATTATACTCCAGCACCAAAATGGACAGAAGAAAAACTTAAAGAAAGAGGAATTGAAAAAGTTTATATTGTCAATGAAGAAAATGAATATAAATTAAAAATATTATATGATAGTGGAGTGATCATACAATATCCTTTTACTAAAAGTATGAATATGGATAATTTTCTTGACGCTATATTGGGGGCAAAAGAAATAAAGAGGGTTTATAGCGATATAGATCCTTACGGTGAAGAAATATGGGAAAAGTGACAATTAAAAATATATTTACTTATGATATTGTTGCTGATCCAGCTTTTGATAATGCAAAAATGGAAACATTAGATGATAGAAAAGTGCAGTGGTTAAGAGAATATACGGAAGCAATGGACGGATATACTCCACCAAAACCACGCCCACCTAAACCCACAGAACCAAGAATTAATCCAAATCCAGATATAGATCCTTACGGTGAAGAGAATTGGTACGACGATGACGTTCCAGATTACGCAAGAAATCTTTTACCTGTATCTATGAAAATTGCTGCTCAAACTATAGGTCTTGATTTAGTCGCAGTTAAACCTATTTCATCACCCAGAATGAAAGATTTATTTGTGGATTTTAAATACGACAAATGGACAGAAGAACCAAAAGAACCAAAAGGACAAATCTTTTCTGATATAGATCCTTATGGAGAGGAGGATTGGGATGCCTGATAATAAACATATAGATATTGATCCTTACGGTGAAGAGATATGGGAAGATGATGATGGATATAGCAAACACTATTTATCTGAAAGTGGAATATATCCAGGTAGAATAAGTCCAGATATATTTACAAAAACCGTATCTGTTGAAGATCACTGCATTAGTTCTACAATAAAGAGATCACAAATAGAAGATATAAAAGCAGCAACAGGAATGGACGTTGTTGCTGAATTGGAAAGAATGTTAGTGGATGAACTTACAAAAGAAATAGCAAAAGATATAGAATATAAAATTCACGGTTACTGGGACACAAAACCAGCGGAAATAAAAAGAACATATAGTGAATTGGATCCTTACGGAGAAGAAAATTGGGAGGAATAAATTATGGAACCTTGGAAAGAAAACGATTACGAAAGTAAAAAAGACAATTTAAATATTCGCCACACTATCAATCATGTTAAAAATGATATGGAAGATGTATTGGGTGATATGTTTATGAGATATAATACGCCTGAAACTCGTCGTGAAATTACTATGAGACTAGATAATAGACTTAGAGAACTTCACCAACAAAGAGTTATATACGATTATAAAATAACATGTAACGAAACAAATAATCCGCCAGATGTTATTGATCAACATAGAATTGTACTGGACACTTATATTCATCCAGCTAGAATGGCTGAAATTGTTAGTTTAAGAGCAGTTTTAAATGGTGACGCTGTAAATGAAAATAACGAACCAAAAGGTCAAGTATTTTGTGAGATCGACCCTTACGGTGAAGAAAATTGGGAGGAATAAATTATGGGAAGAAAATTAGAGAAACAGGAATTCATTAAACTTCTTAAAGAAGTTTCTGATAAATTAGAAGCAAGGGGTATTCGCAACGAAATACCTTTTGTTTATAAGGGTAAAGACACATTTGATTTCATTAAGGTTCTCATACCACAAGAAACTGATGTTACTATTTTAGAGGATATATTTAAAACTGGTGAATATCAAGTATCAGGAAGATATATAGATTTTAATTATAAAGATTTTAGATTTATTTTTATTCGAACACCAGACTCAGAATTCTTTCCAACTTTCTTTTATTATAGTTGGGATATAATGACAACTCTTATGAATGTTATGTTAAATAAAATGGGTATGGATTTACAACCCAGTGGATTGAAATATGTCGCTGTAGAAAATGCTTTTAATATATCTAATAATATAAAATTTATTATAGAATATCTTGGTCTTGATTTTGATCTTTATATGAGAAAAGAAGGATTTAAATCTTTATTTGACGAAGTGAGTTTTATAACTACATCTTCTTATTTTAACGTAAATATATTTAAGGAATATAAATTAAATGAAAGGGATTTCTTTTATTTTGATAAAGAACCTCAATATAAATACGCTCTAAGTTTATTTAGTAATTTCGAAAATATAAGATTTGAAGGATATGATTATGATAAAGAATTAGATACATATCTTTTAAATATAGATTTAATGTTTCCTGGTTCTAACTTTCTTGAAAATGTAACTAAAGCCAAATTTGCTAAATAATATATACAAATGATGTCAATAACGGGAGATATAAATAATTTTTTTAACGAATATGGAGATCAATTCGATCTTAAAGCTATTAATTACACCAAAAAAATAGTTAGTAGAATTAAAACTTCACCTGTGTTAGAGAATTTCTTAAATGAAAATGCCATATCTACTTCTATGTTATTAAACGAGATAATTCCAATAAGTCAATATAAATTAAGAATGGAGAATGACGAAAAATTGGATATGAGAGAGATACAAAGTATATTGAATATAATTCTTTTTTCAAATGAGCTTGAAAAACTTCTTTTAGAAGATCATGTTGAATTTTCTTCTATAGGTCCAATGGGTGAAATATTTTATGTCGCTGATAAATACGCAGCTAGTTATTTTAATGAAAAATATAATATAGATGTAAAGGTTGGTGAAGAATTTGATTACACTATATTAGAAGATGAAAATAATTTCGGATACGATTTAGGTTTTGGCGGAAATTCTATGAGTTAATTTTAATATATAAAAGAAAAATATTATTAATGGGAAATTTAACAATATGGTATTCAGTTAGTAATGGTGGTGACGGATCGGCTTATCCACATTGATTTTCGTTGTTAAATGTGTAAATGACTACCGCAAAAGGAAATTTAGCAGTAATTGTATAATTTTTAGTTCCGTCATTAGCCTTTTCAGGTTTTTCAATAGATGATGCTTTTTCTTTTATGTTTTTTATTAAATCTTTCTTCGTGTAACCAATAAAAGATTGACTAAAACATGTTAATGTAAAAAGCGTTGCGAAGATTGTTAATAATAGTTTTTTCATAGTTTTCTTTTTTATCTGTTGTGTGGATTATGTGGTTGAGATTGACGTGGAGCCTGACGTGGTGCTTGACGTTGTGATGGCGGAGCTTGACGTGGTTGATTGAAATGTTGTGGTGGTTGGTTGTGTGGTTGATTATAGTGTTGTGGTGGAAAATTTTGACGCGGTGTCATATCAAAATGTCTAGGTGCTTCACCAGGTCTTGGTGGATGTGTATAATACACTCTTGGTATAGATCTATAAGATGACATTGATGGTCTGTACCAATAATCGCGATAAGGTACAACTCTTCTATAAGGAGTATAACCATATCCCCAGTATCCATAGTGATACGGACTTACATAATACACTGGTGGTCTCATCAAATAACCCCATAAATAAAAATTATCAGAGCTAAAATATACTTGATAAAAATTATTATCTCCGTAATATTGACTATTACCGTTTATTGTAATAACTTGTTCTATTGTATTTATTCTTACTTGGACAATCTCTGGTTCGTAGTTTTCACCCAAAACGTCCTTAATAGAATAAACCCTCAAATTATTATAATCATATTCTACAACTTTTAAATAATCTTGAACTCCATTACCATTCAAATCCAAATTATTGATTCCGTTTTCTTGATTTAATCTTTCCTCAATTTGTTGAGGACTATATGATGTTAAAACAATTTCAACAACTGCTTTTAGATTTAGATTTTCACCTATCATCACGTTATTGTCTGGTTCTTGACTATATAAAGCCAATGATCCAATGACAAATGCTATTAATAATAATATTTTTTTCATATTTTTTCTTAAAATTTTACAACCATTCCTATACCATTCCTGGTTGTTCCAAAACCTAATTGAGCTCTGGTTTTCTGACAATAATTATTATAAGTATTTATTAAATGTTTATCGCTATTATTAGCTGCTAGTGGTATGCAAGTAATTAACATAGCTCCCAAACTACTACATGTTAAAATTGGACCAAGTGGTTCATAGGGGTAATATATCCAATAAGCAAGACCAACAAGACATGCGATAGTTTGAAATGAGACAACGACATCACCAATAGCCCTACCAATTCTTTGATTTCTAAGTGCGTTGGCGCTAGCTGGACAATTTTCCAAGAGATCTCTATATTCATAATATGATATTTGTCTATTTCCCAAATAATATTCTCCGAACTTTTTACTCAAATAATTATCAGAGTATTTATTATTAGAGTAATTTTGTGAATAATCTTGTGAATAACCCGTGTTTGCGAATAACATTCCAAACATAACCATAATAAATAATGCTAACTTCTTCATTCTTTTTTCCTTTCTTTTAAATTAATTTTCTATTTATATTATCTAATTTTTAATTTGTTTCATTTTCTTCTTGGTTTTTTAACCACTTCTTTGTTTATTAAATGCTCTGTTGATTTTACAATTATTTTTTCTCCATCGTTAAATGGATTATAATTTGGAAGTGGACACCACTCTGGTATTTCATGATGATTTTCCCAATGATGTCCTTCATAAATTAATTTATGTTCGGAATGAAATGTGCAATAATGTTCGTTGTGTATAATTCCTTGTTTTCCTAAATAATAACATCCGTGACACGAGCCAAGTACAACATCTAGTTTTTTCATAAGTCTATTTTTTTGGTTTATATATTATTGTTTTACATAGTAAATTCCAGCTCCACTGGCGTCTTTATAAGCGTGTAATACAATCTTAAATAAACCTTTCTTGTCATACCAAGTCAATTCTTTATCTTTACTCTTAATATAGACTTGATTAAAATAATCCATATAAAGATAATAATTACTCAATCCATCAATTTTTTCGTGATAACAGACACAAGTATTACTATACTTATTGAAAGTAAATGTTGTAGTGTAACAGAAATTGCCACATCCCGCATAACTAATGACATAGGTATAATGTTCGTTTGATATATACCATCCACCGTCTTTATCGGCCACAACATATAAAGGACCAAATTTACTTACATTATCAAAATCATTTTTTAGTGATTTCATAATCTCTTTTTTGGTTTTTCCTAGATAAACAGAAGTGTCCATTTGACAAAATCCAACGGACGCTATTAATACAAATAATATAATTAATAAATTTTTCATAGAATATTTATAATAAACCGCGAATAAAGTTTAATTTTAGAAAAAATATTTTTATATATAGTGAAAAGTAAACTTACTTAACATGGTTGATCATTACGATGATTTTTTGAATGAAAGTTTGAAGAAAGAGTTTAGAAAACTACTACATAACATAAAATCCTATTTTAAGAATAAAGATGATATTGAAAGATTAGAATCAGATCTTATTAGATTACTTACAGATTACAAAAATAAGATAATTCGCGGTGAAATCAAAAAAATAGATACGAATTTTCTTATTGGTATTGAAAAAGAAGTAGATAAAGATGTTATCGAGCTTCTTAACATTGATACTTTCTTTAGAGGTATAAACAATCTTAAACTCAAAGGTAAAGATAAGAAAATTGAAGATTATTTTAATGAATATATCGCAACCATTCCAAGAAGATTGAAAACTTTATATAACGAAGAACGAGATATAGATCTAGCTGATAGAGATGTAGATACAGAGGACATCTATTATGATCCATATTTAACAGGAAAAGAGTTTGATGAATGGAGAAAAGTTGTAGCTGACGCTCCAAAATTTAGAATGAAAAGAAGAAGATTTGAAATTGAAAAAGCAGGTCTTCATATTGAACTACTTAAAATGAGAGACTGGTTAGCCAATAATAATAAAAAACTCCTAATACTTACTGATGGTAGAGATTCTGCTGGAAAAGGATCTTTTATTAGAACAGCCACAGAAAACTTACATCCAGCTTATTTTAGAATAAACACTTTTGGAGTTCCGACAGAAGAAGAAAAAATAAACTGGTTTAAACGTTATGAGGATGTTCTCCCCACAACACAACAGATAGCCTTTTATGATCGTTCATGGTATAATAGAGCTATAGTTGAACCAGTTATGGGTTATTGTACAACCGAACAATACGAAAAATTCATGAAAGAGGTTATTCCCTTTGAGTATAATCTAATTGATAATAATTTTTATCTTATCAAATTATGGTTTTCCATTACAGATAAAACTCAAGAGATTAGATTCAAACTTAGAAAAACTAGTCCTCTAAAATATTGGAAATTTAGTCCTAATGACGCCAAAGCTTTAGAGAAATGGGATTCTTACACAGCTTATAAAGAAGAAATGTTTAAAAAGACATCAACAGAAAAATCACGATGGGTCGTAGTAGATTCCAACGACAAACGTTTTGCAAAATTGAACGCCCTTAGATATATTCTAAATCAAATTCCATATGAAAATAAAAAAAATGAAATTCTTGATGTTTATCCTGAAATTGTTTGTCCTATAACATGATTTTGACACCAAATTTTATATTTTTCTTTATATCTATCTATTAGAACAACTTTACCAGATTCTATTAATTTTTTTATTTCTTTATTGGATAATCTTGGTGGAGTTATTATTTTATATTTTAAATTGTGTTCTTTACAAAAAATTAAAGCGGATTCCTTTTTTCTTACAATTATCAATGAATTTTCTAGGTGTTTTGGTTTTATTTCGATCATGAATTTATCGTTCACTATGTAATCAGCGAAATAATTCCTTTCTTTGCCTTCATAATTGATATATTTCATTCTATATTGTTTTTTCTCTGCTGACTCACATTTCATGTTAAATTTATCTACATAATTTATTAAAAATGAAAGCTCTAATAAACTTTTAAAAAATCTACCTTTATACCAACCAGACCAACCATTACCAGATCCATTTGGAGAAGGCTTACCAAACATTCCGTTTTTTTCGCCTGAACAACCAAGAGATATTTTCTTTCTTATAATATCAGCTTTTTCTTTACCGTGTATAACGTCAATCTTTTTGCCTTTTTGAGATTTTCCTGGATTTAATCCATGCCAAGTTCCTCCATAATTTCTATTATTAACTCCACTATTTTTTTCTGAATTTATTTTTCTCATTTCTTCGGCTTTTTCTTTTCCATATATTTCCTCGTGTGTTTTACCTTTCATATTCTTTATAGACGCCAAACCAGCATTGACATATTGATTGCCCCTTATTCCCAATCTTATTTGTTCTTTTTGTTTACATCCTCTACACAGATCTCTACCATATTTTTCGATTCCTTTAATTTGTTTATACAATTGGATCTCTATTTCTTTATCGCAATCATCACACGTAATAAATATATTTTGAGTGAGTGATGGATCACCACTTTTTTTAAATTTTAAAAAAGATTTTATCATGGAGTTTTAATCGTATATATAAATAATACGAAACCGTCTCTGGCTTCAATTGTGAAATTTTAAAAGTTTTTCCTGAAATTGTATATCCTGTGCTTTGATATTATTCTCCATCTGGATAATACATAATATATTGGAAAATAAGCAATTAAACAAATATAACTTATAAATAAAAATAAGATTACTAATAATCCTATAATTGTATAATAAATAAAATAAAATAAATTTTTCATGGTTTATTATATTTATGTTTAATATTTAAGTTTTAAATATCATCCCATTGTTCTTCGCCGTAAGGATCCATTTCGTTGAAAATTCTATCTCCTAAGATTTTAAAATTATCCAAATTATACCAAAAACCGTAGTGTTTTGCGTCTTCTACTTCTTGGTCAGTAATAAATATCATTCCGTCTTCTATAAAAACATCCTCAATTTTAAATCTCCAACCAACACCATTTCCAGAATCCCCCATATCAGATTTTTTATATCTTCTAGCTTTTATTTCAGACCTCATCACTGCAGTTTTACCTATTAATCCTTTTGTTTTTTCTATTAAATCTTTGGCTATTTTCGATTCTATTTCTGTATAATGTTCGTTAACATCCCAATCCTCTTCGCCGTAAGGATCTACGTCTTTCATTGCTTCAATTCTTTCTTTTCTTTTTTCTTCTTTGCGTTTTAAATATTCTTTATATACTTCTCTATTTGAATCTATTCTTCTTTGTTCTATTTCAGCTTCTTCTTTACTATTATAAAGATCATCACCACTTATCCATTTTATAGATTTATTATTATTCAAACTTCTAATTGAGTACCAATCCAGTTTATCCCAACCATCATATATAGATAAAATTTCTACTTCACCTACATAATCTTTAAACAAATACAATCCGGATACGAAATAAACTATATCTCCTACGTTAAATTTAACGTTACTAATAGATTCATTAACATCCCAATCTTCTTCGCCATAAGGATCTTCATCTGAAAAAACTCTTTCAGGTTTAGGTTTTATAGTAAATCTAAAATATTGATTTATTATCATACTAGCTCCTTCTATTACTATATAAATATAAACACTATTAAGATTAATTATATTTTTTATAATTCTATATCCAGAAAAGTAATCAAAATAGGTTTTACCATCGTCGTTAGATGCTTCAACTTTAACTATATTATCAACTAATTCTTTCTTTAACTCTTCTTTGACGAGTTCAGCCCTATTTATATGAGTCCTATATTTATCATATACGTCTTTCGCATAAATGATCTTAACCATTTTAGTTTCTTCAAATATTTTAAAATCCTTTATCATTTAAAATCTTCATATGCTTTTTTGACAATCTCGGTCAATTCATCCTTCGTTAAACTCGGATCACTCAAATATAAATCTCCTAGCATTCTTAATATTTTTCCAACTATAGGACCCTTAGGTATTCCTAATATATCCATTACAGCATCCCCATCTAAAGGAGATTTCTTTGGTGCGTTCTTATCTTTTTCCTCAAGTTCCTTAAACCTTCTTCTTATATTAGTTATTTGATTTGGCATATTACTTTCTTCTGAATGTGATATATTATCTGCGTGTATAAGATCTAAAGTCTGTTGAAGATGTGGTCCTAAATCCTGTTTTAACTTTCTAAGTGATCTGTCTGTTATATCACCTTCATCTCCTGTTTGCTTTGTTCTCATATGATTCTCAACAGCGGCAACGACAGGATTAATTATATCAGTTGGATATCTTAATCTCTTCATTATATCTCTTACCATATAACCACCGATCATCTCATGTTCATAGAAATGTATCTCATTGTCTATAATTTCCCTAGTTTTACCTTTACCAACATCATGGAAAAGAGCAGCCAATCTTGTAATAAGATCAGGTGGTGTATTCTTTAATACTTCAAGGGTGTGACGCATGGCGTCATACTTATGAAACTTATTCTGCTTCATCTTAATTAACTTATCAAGTTCAGGAAATATATATCTACTTAATTTAGTGATTTGCATTAATTTAACAGCCTTATCTGGAAAATCAGTAACAAGCATTTTATTTAGTTCGTCTTGAATTCTTTCAGATGAAATTTTCTGTATTTGTTTAGCATTCTTGGTTATTGATCTTATCATGAATAAAGGCAAATCCCAATCGTATTTCACAGCTGCGCGAATAACTCTCATCATGCGTAGCGGATCTTCTGTGAATATGATATCTGGATCTATTGGACTTCTAACTATTCCTCTCTCTATATCTTTTTTACCCATTCCAGTAAGATCTAATATTTCGTCATTTGTAAGATTTTTAAACATAGAATTTACGGTTGTATCTCTTCTTTCAGAATCTCTCTTTAATGTTGAAAATTCTACTTCTGGTTTTCTTGAGTCAGATTCGTATTTTTCAGATCTTGGCATAACTGCCTCTATATCTACATCAGAAAGATCGTATCCATTAAATTTTATTCCTCTTAAACTGAATTTGGCTGTTCCGAATCGTGGATAAATAACTGGATTTCTATATTTTCTAAAAATGCCTAATTTCTTTGTTATCCATTCAGAAAATTTTATTCCACCGTTTTCTTCATCTACCATTAAATCTAAATCCTTCGGAACTCTCCCCATTATTTCATCTCTCACGTAACCACCAGCTGCATAAACTTTATTATCCCATTCAGTATCTTTTATTTGAGACTTAATGAAATCGTAAGCTGCCTTCATTTTATTATATTCTTTATATTTATTAAATTCCACTAACATTTTCACCCTTTCTCATTTTACAAATAATTGCTCTTACGCTATTATAATTTAACTCTAATTTATTTGAGATTTCTCTACTACTATAATTCAAATTAAATAGTTCTTTTATTTTTTCCATATTACCGTTATATTTGAATGTTCTTTTTTTATAAATGTTTGATTTTTCTAAGACTTTAAAAAACTTATCTTTTTTTCTTTTTAACCCAAGATTATTGTTCTTATAAAAATATTCACATATTTTTCCTACTTTTAAAGAACCTTTTACATATAAACCACACGAATTTTTATTTTCTTTAGAATATCTATATCTAATAGATAAATTTATATTTAATATATTTTTTAAAAATTCTTTTAATTCCTTTAGTATTTGTTCTCCTCCAGAAATTTCAAAATAACATTCTTCACCATTTATATGCCCATCACCATCAAATAATCCCAATAAAAAAGAGGGATAAAATTTTTTATTAATTTTTGGCAAATGTAATGAATTATTTTTATTACTCGGTATTCCTAATTTTATAAGATCCGTAGATATTTTCTTATTACTCACTGACAATCTACAATAACCACTACTATTAGATATAGGATGACCCATTTTCAATTCCTTTTTTATAAAATTTAAAATTTCTGCATCTTTATCTGAAATAGCCATATCGAAATTTCTACTATCTACATGTCCATCAGCGTAAATAAAACCTAAAACGTAAGCTTTTTCATCTGAATCTATTAACTCAAAATAACTTTCATCTATTTCGTATATTTTTGGTCTAGCCATAATTTTTTTATTAGTATATATTAATTTTTAATAGTGAAAATCACACTAATTACATCAATAATTCATTATAATTTTCCTTTAAAAAATTTTTATATCTTTTTTTATTATCTAATTTTTGCATTGCTAATCTTATTGTTAACCAGTCACTATCTTCTAATTCAATTCTTTCACTAACCCCCAAACGATATAAGAATACTGATCCACCTTTTGGTTTAATGACAAAATTATTACCATCTTTAAAGAAATAAATGCCCCAACCATCATCATCAATATTAAATTTGAAATTTTTCATATTTTTTACTAAAGTAGCTCTATTATCTATATAATCAGTAACAGATGTAAGATAACTTTGTCCGTTATCATTCTCATTCCAATTTTCTTCGCCGTAAGGATCTAATTCATTTATAGATTCTTTTATTAAATAATTCTTTTTTAATTCGTGAAAATCTCCTAATTCAAATTCAT